TTGTCATTATTTGACAAAATATTTGCAAAAAAAAATCTAACCAATGACAGAGATACAGACACTTCAGAGCCAGCTTGCTGAGTGCAAGAGGCACTCTGACAATCACAGGCGGTCTAGAGACTATCACAAGGAGACTAATGCTGCCCTTCGTAAGGAAATTGAAAAGCTCAATGAGGACATTGAGTATTGGCACACTGAGCATGATCTTGTGACCGATGACTTAGTAGAGTCTAAGAGGCATCACAATGCTTGGGCAACCATTGGCATAGTTCTGATGTGCTACGGACTAGCAATTACAGTGCTTTTTGTTTGGGCAATAAGATTATGAAAAGGATAGAAAATGTAAAAGTCTTCTCAGCAACAAATGAAGAAGTTGAAAAGGCCAAGACAGGAAAAACATGCAGCTGGTGTACTGAGTTAGGAAAAAAGATTCACAAGACAACAGATCATGTGTGCCTTCGATGTGATTATGTCCGTAAAGCCTACGCACAAAGTTTGAAAGGAGAAGTTGCAATAGTTTACAAGTTATTTTAAGTTTGTGCAGGCGAAAGCCCCGGATTGCGACCCCGGTTAATAAACAGTTATGAAGAAATTAAGAACCTCATTCGGTAAGTACTGCTCAGCCTATCTGTTGGCTGGTCGCAAGCAGGAAAGCCGGATGAGGTTTTTGTTTTTATGGAATTAAAATTTGGTAAGTTCAAAGGCAGTCTTGTTGAGGATGTGCCAACTAGCTATCTGGCTTATTTATTAGATCAAGACTTTGTAGATTATGACCTAAAGGCTTCATGCCTTGATGAAATTAACTACAGATACTCAGAATTTGAGATGAGTAAAAAAGCTGTAGATAGGTCAATAATTGACCAAGCCTATAAAAGGCTAGTAATAAAACACCATCCAGACAAAGGAGGTAATCATAATGCTATGATTGCACTTAATGAGTTTAGGGAAATTTTATTGCATTCAATATGAACGGTTATCAGTTGACTAGACAATGGTTTGAATGGAGATTTAATAATCCAGGCAAGCTATCTTCAGCCCATGCTGAGCTTTACTTTTATATTGTTGATAGGTGGAATTACTTTGGTCAAAAATCAGAGTTTGGGCTTCCAAGATTGCACACAATGGAGGTGCTTTCAATAGGTAGCAGAAATACATACAAGAAACTTTTTGGAGACTTAATTGACTATGGGTTTATAAAGTTAATCCGTGAGTCATGCAATCAATATCATCATGCCTCAATAATTGCCTTGTCAAAATTTGAGCAAGCACCTGACACACCACTTGACACACCAACTGAGCAAGCAGTTGAGCAAGCACCTGACCCAATAGGTAAACCAATAAACCAACAAACCAATGAACCTATTACTAATGAGCCAAAGCCAAAAAAGGTCAAAAGGCAAGTGACTCAATTTGTACCTCCAACCTATGACCAATTAGAAGCCTACTTCATTGAGAATGGAGCTACCAGAGATGAGGCAGAGAGATGCTACTTCTACTATAAGGAGCTTGACTGGCACAATAAATTTGGCAAAAAGCTAGTCAATTGGAAAAGCACAGTGCGTAACAATTGGATACTTAAAAACCAAAATAACGAGCCAACCTTAGAAGTTCCGCCCGCCCCGACAGCCATTGACCAGAACTTGAAACAAAAGAGCAGACATTTTCATGAAACCTATAATTTTACCCCAAACCAATAAGAATGAAATTCGAAGAAGATGAACTAGAGAGGCAAGTCCTCTCAGCTATGATGCTCTCTCCGGAGGATAGGCTCACAGCTTTTCAAGTTTTGCCAACCATTGACTGCTTTCAGGTTGACAAGCACAGAATAATAGCACAGGCAGTGCAGGCTCAGCAAGATGCCGGAGAGCCTGTTGATCTTGAGACAACAGTAGCCACGATTAAGAAGTCTGGCCTAGTCAAGGAGGCTGGAGGCATTAAATACATTGCTCAAGTATTCTCAAGCCTAAAGTCTCCTGGGCATATTGAAGTTCACTGTCGCTATCTGGTAGAGCAATACATCAGAGCCAAGCTCTATGGCATCAGCATGCAGCTTCTGCAGGAGTCTCAGGCTGACTCTGGTGATGTGTTTGAGATTTACTCCAAGTATCAGACTAAGCTTGATGCACTTTTTGCATCTTCCATAACCAAAAACGATGATGACTTTAAGCAGCAGCTCATTGAGTCATCTAACCAATGGCTGACAAGTAAGCCCGGAGAAATAGCAGGACACCGGACAGGCATAGCTGCACTTGATAAGCTATGCGGTGGCCTGACAAACGGAGAGCTTATAGTAGTAGGTGCGAGACCAGGGCAAGGTAAGACTGCTCTGGTAGTTTCCTTAATAAGAAACTTAGCCAAGCAAGGCATAGGCTGTGGTATGTTCAGCCTTGAAATGACCAAGCATGAGCTTGTCCAAAGGCTAGCCTCTCAGGAGTCTAATGTCTGGGCATATAAGATCAAGCAAGGTGAACTTAACCAGTACGACAAGAGCGCAATCAATGATGCAGTAGGCCGGATGAAGGAGTGGCCTATTAAAATTACCGATGAGGGATACTTAAATATTTCCAAAATCAGGACTAAGGCTACCATGTGGAAGAACAAACACAACGTTAAAGTTGTATTTGTGGACTATATCGGCCTAGTTAACTCAGTCAATCCAAAGGAGACCAACCGAGTCAATATCATAGGCGAGATAAGCAGAGGTCTTAAATTGCTAGCTAAAGAACTACAGATTCCTGTAGTAGCACTCAGCCAGCTCAGCAGGAGAGTAGATGAAAGAGGTGATAAGATGCCACTTATGAGCGACCTCAGAGAGTCAGGCTCTGTTGAGCAGGATGCAGATGTCATCTGGATGATGCTAAGACCTGAGTACTACTTTGAGCCTACAGCGACCACTAAAGTCGGCAGCACCGAAATGCCTAATGCTGGACTATGCCTGATTGACCAGGTTAAGATGAGGTCAGGTAGCACAGGAATAATACCTTTGCAATTCGATGCCCCTTTAATGCAGCTTAAGGACTATGAGCAATATCCATATTAGTATGATACCCGAAATTTATCAGGGAACAGGAACTTATATAAATGATATGAAGTATTATCACATCGAAACCGAGATAGACTACCAAGACTGCATGGACTATCTGACCCGAAAAATTAGCCAGCTGGACAAAAAGATTGTTGACCACCAAGGCCATGACAATAAGAATAAGTACATGATGCGCTGGCACAATCAGAAGGCCATCTACGAAGCCATGTTGAAATACTTATCTTTGCCAAAACTATCACTAAGACAATGCCGTTGAAGAAAGGATACAGTGCTAAGACAGTTAGCAGCAACATCAAGACAGAGATGAAGTCAGGCAAGCCTCAGAAGCAGGCTGTAGCCATTGCTCTGTCTGTAGCTAAGAAGGCTAAGAAGGCAGCGAAAAAGAAGTAATCAAACACAAAACAAGGGGAGTAATCCCGGTACTAAAATTATGGCAGCACCGAAAGGCAACCAATGCTGGATGCTTCGATTGAAGCACGGCTTAGATGGCAAGTTCAAGACACCAGATGAAATCCTTGAGAACTTTGAGCAGTATGTTCAATGGGCTGAAGAGAACCCATTGATTGAAGTAGACTTCAGAGGCAAGGATGCAACTGAGGTCAGGCTGCCTAAGAAAAGGCTGCTGACTAAAGAAGGCTTTGCGCTTGCTTGTGGGTTCTCCTGCTGGACTAAGCTTTCTGAGTACAAGACCAAATCAAAAGATTTCGGTAGTGTCTTTACACGCATAGAGCAGGCAATCTACACAAGCAAGCTGGAAGGTGCTGCAAGTGGGCTATTCAATCACAATATCATTGCAAGAGACTTAGGTCTCATGAATCAAGAGCAGGTCAACATGCAGGTCAATGAAGTAATCCTGCCGAAAGTCTTACGCAAGCCTGAGGCTGAGTAATGGCTTTGTATGACCTATCCAGCGGTGAGCTGTGGAGTCAGAAGTATCTGCCTGCCTTAGTTGAGCCTAAGACCTATAACATCCTTTGGGGTGGAGCTGGTTCGGGCAAGAGTCAGACAATGATTCAGATTTTCTTGAGCGAAATCATTGACAACAAGGCCAACCAATACCAGACCTACTTTGTCATCCGTAAGGTAGCAGCTACCCTGAGAAACTCAGTCTTTGCTGACTTCAGGAATAAGATTAGCCAATGGGGCTTTGACAAGGTAATCAAGGCTAAGACAGGCTACCTTGAGCTTCAGTCTGGCACTAATCGTATTGTGTTCTTAGGCTGTGATGATCCTGAGAAGCTCAAGTCACTTAGCCAGGCTAAGTACATCTGGATTGAGGAGGCAACTGAGCTGACTCTAGAGGACTTTACTCAGATAACCCTCCGACTTAGGGGTAAGTCTGAGCATCCTAAGAGATTCTTTCTGACCTTTAACCCTGTATCAGACAGCCATTGGATAAAGAAAAGGTTCTTTGATGATGTGCCTGAGAAGGAGGCCAACCATATACTTAGGCTGCATGGCACTTACCGGGATGCACTCAACTTCCTTGATGATGAGTATGTCACAAGGATGGAGGCTCTCAAGACAGTTAACCAGACCTACTATGAGGTCTATGCACTAGGGCAGTGGGGAGTTTGGGATAGAGAGAGCCTCTTTGCCTACACCTTTGACTACTCTAAGCATGTCTTTGGAGGCTACATCAAGGCAAACCCAGCCTACCCACTCTACCTAGCCTTTGACTTCAATGTCACTAACACATGCGTAGCTTGCCAGTACATCAAGTATGGCAGTGAGTCAGCCAATTATGCCACCATTAATGTGCTAAAGACCTACCGGATAGGTGACCTATCCACTCTCTGCCAGACAATCAAGCAAGAGTACCCAGACATGATGTATGTGATCAATGGTGATGCCTCTGGTGCTGCCAGGAATGCCTTTACTCAGGGCAACATCTCAGCCTACTTAATTATCAAGAACTACCTCAACTTAGTAGACATGCAGCTGCAAGTGCCTAAGAGTAACCCTAGCCACATTGCCAGCAGGCTCATCACTATCCTGATGTTTCAAAAGGCCAAGATCACCATCAGTGAGAAAGCCTGTCCTGCTCTAGTCACTGACCTCAAGGAGGCAAAGGTAGATAGGCAGGGTAGCCTTGACAGCTGGAAGAATAAGAACCCAGACAAGAGCCACGCTCTGGATGCCTTCCGGTATTTTATTTTCTCTAACTTTGCCGAGATAACCAGCAACTTTAATCTAGAAAAATATGGCACTATGCTGCAATGATTGCTACCCTATCTGTCAGCCATTCAATAGCTGCCCAGATGCTGTCTACATATATGCACCAATAGGCTATGATTCGGTGCTGGTTGACATCATTAAGCCCGGTGTTAATGTAGCCATTCAGCAGCTGCTAAGTGTTGGCATTGATGGCTTTGTTGAGCTTGATATGGAAGGGCTACCAGAGGGCTTCTTTAGCCCTTACGGAGGTCAGTACAGTATCACCTTCATTGACCCAGACACTAACCAGGTCATTGACTTCATGGCACTGGATGGTAAGATTCATGACAGCATCTGCCTGACCTTCCAAGTGGCCTACACTAACCTAGAGACCAACATTATATCTATTAACGCAATTAATAATGACACCCTTGACCTATGACATTGAATCTAGCTGCGGTGGCAAGCGTAGAGGCTGCTGCATTGTCGAATTACCACACGATGCAGAGCATGCTGATGTTGCTGCTCATAGCTGCACTCAGCGCATCTTTCTCCTTGTTTCTGGACTATCTGCTGGAGGATCACCCATTGGGGCAGTGGTATCTCTCCCTAATCCAGAGGCTACCCATGAACTGGGCAAAGCCGCTGGGTGAATGTCCATTCTGCTCTGGTGCTTGGCAGTACCTGGTCATCAGTTATCTCATATTTAATTACCCTTTCTACTTATGTTTAATCTTTTTAGGCGCAAACCATCTGTGCCTCCTCCTGCTGAACCGATGGCAGAAGAAGCTCCTCTTCAAGGAGAAGCTGGCCGAATACATTACAGAGGAGTAGCTCCACAAGAGCGGTGGGATCAAATTGAGTTTGCATTCACATCTGGTGGAGTCAATTACTTTAAGTTTACTACGGAAGTAAATGTGCCATTCCAGAGGGCAATAGCTGCCAGGGATATATTTACAGAGGAACTATGGCAGATTAACCCTGACTTCCTCAAGGGATGGAATAATGGCCTGATTAATCTAATCACTGACCGAAAGAAGAAGGATGAGAAGAAGCTCTATGAGATAGGCATCTTAGCATCCAGACTCAAGGAGCAGCTGGACATCAGCATGAGCCTGACCAGGCAGCTCAAGCTGGCAACAGTTATCTACTTTGATGAAGAGGAGAACCCACTAGATTACCAGTATCCATACAATAAGAAGAAAATGGAGCATTGGATGAAGCACAATGATGTAGAGGGTTTTTTTTTGAAACTGCCGGAGTACGCCTATCTGCCCTCTTTGACCGAATACAGTCAGAATTTCCCGACCTATTTACAGGGCGAAACTCTGCAAAACATAAACAACCTGAAGCACATTATTACACTTCAGTCATTAGACAGCACAGACAGCGATTTGATGAGCAGTTTGCAATCACAGGTGGACATCTTAGAGAAATTAAGCATCTGGTCGAAAGGCCAGTTTACGAGTACTACTTGATTTATAATGCTTATATTAGCGACCTAAAGAAGAAGAAAAACAGAGTAAAGGGTTAGATTTGTTTGTTCTCATGAGGAAATAGCCATCCAATCGGGTGGCTTTTTTTATTCCTATCTTTGAGCCAAACATTAAGCACATGGCTATTTCAAGCAATGACATTAAGATTAGGTATGTCATAGACACTACTGAGCTATCCAAGGCACAGCAGGGTTTTGATAAAATCACGGCAGAAGAGCAGGATGCAATAAGGGAGCTAAAGAAGTTCAATTCAGAACTTAATAAGACAAGCTCTAATGCTTCCGATGCAGGCAGTAAGATGTCTGGTGCATTCAAGCAAGCAGGAGGTGGTATTGATGGCTTTCTTAAGAACCTAGGGCCAATCGGCCCAGCAATAGCCGGAGCATTCAGCATTCAAGCTGTCATTGGCTTTGCTCAGTCAGTGTTTAAGGTTACTGCTGAGTTTGAAAAGATGGGTTCGGTGCTTAAGAACACATTAGGAAGCGGAGCTGCTGCTAATGTTGCTCTGGAGAGCATTAAGGAGTTTGCAAAGACTACACCATTTTCGGTGCAAGAACTCACTGCATCGTTTGTAAAGCTGGCTAACCAAGGCTTTACACCTAATGTAAATCAGATGCGTAAGCTAGGTGACCTAGCCTCATCTACAGGCAAGTCATTCGACCAATTAGCTGAAGCAATAATTGATGCTCAAACTGGAGAATTTGAAAGGCTAAAGGAGTTTGGAGTAAGAGCAAGCAAGTCAGGGGATCAGGTAACCTTTAGCTTTAAGGGAGTAGAAACTCAGACTAAGTTCACAAATGAGGCTATAAGAGATTATCTAGTCAGCCTAGGAGACTATGAAGGAGTAGCCGGAGCATCAGCAGCAATCAGTGAAACATTAGGAGGCAAGGTCAATAACTTGGGTGATGCCTGGGATGGATTCTTGAATCAGATAGGCACAATGTTAGGCCCTATCCTCCAGTCAGCTCTTGAGCTTACCAGCGACTTCATGGCTGGAATTAACTCAATCTTTAAGCTAGGCAAGGATGAAAGCAAAAAGAATGCTGACCTTGAGGTTGAGTCTTATAAAGGGGCAAAGGGCAGGATAGCTAAGCTAACAGATGAGCAGCTTCAGGCTGAATTAAAAGCTAATAATGAAAAGCTCAAGTCTCTTAATAGTGTTGCAGGGGAGTATGACAAGACCAGCAAGACCATAAGTAAATATGGGATGCTTATCAAAGTTAGTACGCTTGGGTTACTTGATCTTTCAGCAGTTCAAGCTACCAGAGCATTAACAAGCGGAAGAGAAGCAAAGGCTGCAAAAGAACAAAAAGCTGCACTTGATGGAGTCAATGGAGCAATTAAGGAGGAGCTGAAGCTGAGAGGTGATGAAAAAGCTAAAGCAGATGCAGCAGCAGCAGCCAAAAGTAAAGCAGATAAGGCAGCAGCAGAATTAGCTGCAAAAAATGCTAAGAAGGCAAGAGAAGAACAACTTGCTCAAACGAAAGAGCAGTATCAGAATCAGCTTAAACTTGCTCAACTAGAGAAAGATCAACAGACATTAATACTTGAGATTCAAGGAGCAGGCAAAGAGGCTGGAATGGCTCAAGAGATCATCTACCAACAGAAGGTAGCTAAGATTAAAGAGGACTTCCAGAAGAGAGGCATAGGCATAAGTGAGAGAGAAGTTGAGATAGCTAAGCTTACTGCTCAGAAATCAATTGAAGAATATGAGAAAGCTTATGCTAAGCTATTCTTAAAGCCAAAGGATGCAGTCGAGAAGTTCCAAAAAGACATCACTAAAAGTGAGGAGGAAGAGGAGAAGAAAAGGAATGATAATAGGCTAGCCCAAATGAAGGCATGGCAAAAGCAATATGAGCAAGGTCTGGAATATGAGAAACAAGCAAGAGAAAAGGCTGAAGCAGATAAGCAGGCAAAGATTGATGCTACATTCCAGCTTACAGGAACTTTACTAAGTGGCTTCAGCAACATGTACCAGACCTCTATCAACAATGAGATTGCTGCCATGAATAAGAGGTATGACAATGAGGTAGCAATGGCTGAAGGCAATGAGCAGAAGATTCAAGAGATTAATAACCGGAGGGCAGAGCAGGAGAAGCAGCTCAAGACTAAAGCCTTCCAAGCTGAGCAGGCAGCAGCCATTGCCAGAGTAATCTTTGAAACTGCCTCCATAATAGCTAAGTGGTCAAGCAATCCAGTTACCCTGCCTTTAGCTGCTCTGACCCTAGCTAACCAGGCAGCACAGATAGGGTTTATCTTAGCTCAGCCTGTGCCTGAGTTTGCCGAAGGTACTAAGGGCAAAGCCTTCGAAGGAGGTAGGGCAATGGTAGGTGAGCGAGGAGTTGAGAAGGTAGTGACTGCATCAGGCAAGGTCTACTTCACTCCACCAACAGCCACTCTCGTTGATCTTCCAAAAGGTTCTCAAGTAATTCCTAACCATGCACTAAGTAAGCAAGAGCTGTTCTATGCTTCCAGATACAACGGAGGCTCTCAGGCAACCAATCCAATGTATGGCAAGCTGGATGAGTTAGGCAGCATCCTGAAAGGGCTACCCATAACCCAGCTTAACATGGATGAGAAAGGTTTTGAGAAGTATATTCGCACCGAACGGAGGACTACCAAAATCCTCAACAATCGGTTCAGAAGCTGATGTCATTTCTAATTGGTTTAGATTCGGAAAGTGCCTCTGTTATACAGGGGCTTTTTCTTTTTAACTTTGCGACATGGCAGGCTGGAAATTCTACTTAGACAACATTGAGGTTGAAGAGCCTATAGGCTGGGATGGCATTGAATTCACTGCTATCCGGATGGAGAGTCATGGTATTGACCAGCCATTCAGCACAGAGGTCAAGTTCTACAATAAAGGGGCTAGGTACATTAAGCTCATCTTTGACCAGTTCTACATAAATAGACCTATTGCCATAACCATCACTTCAGATGTTGGCTATGATGGGCAAGACTATCAATTCGATGGCTTCCTCAACCTAGCCATCTATCAGGAGCATAATGTCTGCGATACAGACAGCTTCGAAGTGACAGTAGGCATCATAGATGATGACTTCCGGGAAGACTTCAAAGCTCGGCAGGATGTAGAGATAGACCTGACAAGCACAACTGACCTGAATGGTGATACCATAAGTGCGCTGACCTTTAAAAACATTAGGCTGCACAGGCAAGACCTCTATCTGTCTGCCTTTGGTAAGAACTATGCTGACTTTACTGGTACATTAGTGAATACAGGAGTGCCAGCAACTCAGACTTTTATTCTTTGCCCAACCTTTTTTCAGAATAGTGACTTTGTAGAGCAGTATGGCAATACAGCCAATACTACTACCATCTTACTCACCGGAACAGGTAACCTTGGCAATAGTTCAATATTTGTCAACAATGGAGGCTTTGCCAGAACTTTTTCATACACTATAACAGCTAACTGGGATGCAACCAATACAGGCTCAACAACTGCAACCTATGAGCTGCTGATGTTGCAAGTGAATGGCAACATTCCAGAGCCATTCCCTCCATCAATTGTGCTTCATAATAGCACACTAGCTCCTCTGGCAACTGAGACAATCAATACTACTTACACCGGAACTATTACTATTCAGCCCGGCATAAAGCTTACAGTGCTTTTTAATCAAAACCTTAGTGTAGGTGGAGCTACTGAGATTACCTTATATGATGGCTACACAATAACTCTGGAGGAGATTAACTCAGGGGAGTATGCCAGCACCTGCAATGTGCTGACCATTGAGCAATGGTTACGCAGGGCAATCTATGTGATGACTGGTAACAACAACATGCTGCTCTCTGATGTGTTCAGTGAGTCAGATGGTGGCTGTTACTGGAACAATGCCCTGACCACAGGAGGCAGAATTAGAGGAGTAGATCCTTTTGCTGGCTTCCAGACCTTAAAAACCACATGGAAGCAAGTCTTTGAGGGGCTAGACAGAATCTTCTGCTTGGGCTGGGCTTTTGAATGGACAGGTACAGAGTGGAAGGTAAGGGTAGAGCCAAGGGAGTATTTCTACCAGAACACCATCAGCCAGACCTTTACCAATGTAGGCGAGGTTGATCAGATGGCTAAGTCAGAAGACCTGGTTAATAATATCACTTTAGGATTCTCCGATAAATGGAAGAACATCCAAATCTCTGGAGCTTATGCCATCCACACTGACCGCAATTACTTTATTGATAACCGGGCAATGGCTGAGAACAGCACTGCTGCCTTAGACATTCGGAGCGAGATTATTGCTGAAGGTTACTGCATAGAGTTCAACCGGAGAGCATCAGCCATAACTAATGGAGGTGCTACCTCAGACCGACCTAATGACTATGATACCTTCATAATCTGGCTGAATCGGCAGGAGATTGCTCTTGAAGATGTACAAGGAACATGCTTTAATCTTCCTGAGGAAACAGGCTCAGTGACCTTTGCCCCGGGAGAGGTCAGCATGCCAAGCAGCCTGATAGCCTTCAGCTCTGGAGTCATGCAGAATCTCTACAACATATTCCACACCCCTGCCAGAGTAGGGATGCGCTGGTGGAAGGTGCTTGGCATGAACACCTATGGGCTAGTCTTGCCAGCTACAGGCAACCCATCACTGCAATTCCAGATAGGCGAGTATCAGACAACCTACTTCAGTCAGATAGATGATGCTCAAGAGCCTTGTCAGCAGTACCTAATTGATACACCACTTTACGAGAATGTCAGCATTGATACTACAGTTCTAAGAGCTGGAGCGCAAGACTACCTATTCAAGCCTATCAGTGTTCAATTTACATATCCTCAAAGTCTATGTGATTTCTTAACTTTGAGCCAAGATGAGCAATACCGGAAAGTCAGGCTCACTTCAGGCAGCTTAGACATTCAAGGCTTCATTACTGAGGCCAAGAATAAGCCTGAAGACTCTGCCGGAGGTACTACTACTTTTACCTTGCTTGTGTCAGCACAAGATGCCTTGGCTGGCGGTGCATTCGACTCAGGCTATGATACAGGCTATGATTAATGGCTAATGTTACCAGAGCAACACTCAGCACAGTAAGTGCTAGCAACTTCCCGGATAATACCTCACAGCTCATCTCTCCATTCGACCTAAGAGACTGGATCACGGATGGCATTGATAGCTTTGTCACACAGAAGGATGTCTCAACATTTGAGAATGCATTCTATGAGTGCAGAGGTAGCACTCTGACAGCAGCAGCTACAGTCAACCTTAGTCTGGCTACAGGCAACTTTGTGCATGTGTCTGGCACTACTACCATCACCAGCTTTGGCACTGTCTCAGCTGGTGCTAGGTTCATTGTGTGCTTTGATGATTCAGTAGTAGTGACTTACAATGCCACTACTCTAATCATACCTGGAGCAGCCAACATCACAACCACAGCAGGCGACTGCATGATGCTGATAAGTGAGGGAGCAGGCAGCTGGAGGGTAGTAGGCTACTTTCCTGGCACAGGTCTTCCAGTAGGCACAGTTACAGCAGTTACTGCCTCAAGTCCACTCAGCTCAACCGGAGGTAATGCTCCAGACATTAGCCTTGATGTTGTTACTCCAGACCCATCAGGAAGCTTTACCAATGCAGATATTACAGTTGATGCCTATGGTAGAGTAACTGCTGCTACCAATGGCAGTGGAGGTGGTGGCTCTCCGGGAGGGCTTACCACAGAGTTTCAGTACAACAATGCAGGCACTTTTGATGGAGCTTCTGAGCTTACCTATATAGGTGGATTTGTCCAGATTGAGAGTCCTAAGATAGGCACAGGCAATGGCAATGGTCACTTTCACATTCATTCTGCCAACTCTGCACCTACAGGCATTACTGATTACCTGACTATGTTTTGGCAAAAGGCAACCAGAGCATTAGGTTTCAGAGCAGAAACAGACACACATGAGACCTATATACAATTAACTGCCCCTACTGCTGACAGGACTATAACCCTGCCAGATGCCTCTGGTAATGTTGTGCTTGACACATTAGCCCAGACTCTTACCAATAAGACTCTGACAACTCCTGCAATCACTACTCCGGCAATTACTGGCATAGCCAGCTTCGACAATGGAGCAAGCGCAGGAGAGATAAGGTTACTAGAGGGCAGTGGAGGTGGCACTAATTATTTAGCACTAAAGGCAGCATCAACATTAGCTGCCAATGTTAGCCTTACTTTGCCCAATGCCGATGGAAGCTCTGGTCAAGTCCTTCAGACTAATGGATCAGGCACTCTTAGCTGGGTGAATAATGGTGGCAGGCCATACATCACAGACATTACAGCCAATACAGTAACAGGCACAACTGAGCAATTGCTTGTATCAGTGCTGATACCAGCTAACACCTTTGTTTCTGACAATCATTTTCAGATTAACTTTAGGTTCACAAGACCTGCCAGCTCAGGGCAGTCAAACTTTAGATTCTACCTGAATACTACTGCTGCAATTGGAGGCACTAACTTTGGAAGCTGGCAGTTCGCAAGTGGCGTACAAACTGCTTTTAGAATTATTAGAAGCTTCTCAGTAATCAATGCGACTACTACTACCAATTACAACAGTGTAGCTAATAATGTAACCACTGACTTTGGTGCTGGCACAAACACCAATGCAGCTATTGACTGGACAGTCAACCAGTACCTTGTGGTTAGCGCATTTAGTACTTCAGTAACCGGAGACAACTCATCAAGAGCAATAATAATCAGCCAAATCTAATGGAAGTAATCACCCAAACCGGAGATAAGATAGTCTACAGAGGCATTGAGTACATGGTAGTCTCTGCCGAGATAAGTTCAGACATTGTGGTGCTTGTTCAAGTGTACAACACCGAATACAACCCTACTATAGCCTTAGTAGCCAATGAGACTATTATCAATGATGTCCTCCAGACATCGGTAGAGATGCTCTATAAAACCATTACCAATGGGTAACGCACATCCGTTCTACCGCTTTGACCATGCCTGGAATGCTGGGTTCTACCCTGACAACCAGATAGTCTCTGACTTACTCAATGAGGTGCATCTGGCAATTAGTTTAGCACTGCCATCAATAGCTATACCAGGCACAACAACCATCTATAAGCTCAAGCAGGAAGTGCAGACTATTATTGATGGCTACAATGCATCACCTTACTTCGGTGAGCTAGTGGTTGACTTAGCCACTGCACCTGATCCACCTCTCTGGGAGTATCATGTCTATGTTCGCAATAGCTCACTCTATGTGAATGACAACACACAGATACTAGACATTACTGGCTATTTCAACAACACAACTAAGGTGCTGTCAGGTGCTACCTTATTACCATTCACTCCGGGCAGTTATACAAGCACAACTGTTGCCACATTGATTGCAGAGGAACTAAAGGTTAAGGAGGCTTTGAATGTAGTCAATCTGAATGGCTCAGCCATCTTCCCGATTACCTACTCATTCGACCCACTGACCAACATAGCTACCTCAGGTCTTGCTAGGGGTAGCAATTGGCAGCTTGTCAATGATGAGGCTAACCGATTGCCAGCCCCTACAGCACCTTATGAAAACCAAAGGACATTCAGCCTTCCCCAGCTCAATGCTGATGACAGCTATATCCTGACCATAATGGAGCGAATCATTGAGGCTAGCCTTAATGACTCAGACTGGACTACTTCGGTGCTGGCAACTTACTATACCTATGAAGCTAATGAGCCTGATGGATGGACATTCAGTGTTAGCTCACCAGCATTCACTACCTACAGAAGAGCGCAGTTCAACTTCATTGATGGCAACAGGAGGAAGTTTATTCTAGTAGGTAGGCTAGATGGCTCATGGCTCTGGCAGAGATTTGTCTCTGACCTATCAGGTGCAGCTTATAACTTCATTGTAGGCTATTCAGAGGCTGCTCAGCTACCCTATGAACCTAATCTGGCAGGCAGATGGCTCTACGAAAACTCTACCTATGACCTTGAATTCGTTGAGTTCAATTCAGGATGCTATGTGTCTCCTGAGTTCTACGCTATGCCAGCTAAGCCGGGAGATCAATGGCAGTTCAATGTAGTAGATGGCAACCTTGAGAGCATAGTTAATGCTAGCGTAGGTCTGTTTACAGAAGATGGTCAGTTTATCCAGCAGATAGGCACAGCTGTGCTGCCAGATGACTGCAACAACACTCAGATGCAGGCAACTGTTACAATTCCTAGTAAAAGGGGCTGCTACCGGATGGGGCTTTATAATATAGGCTCATCAGGAGGAGAGACTACTTGTGAGCTTGTGTTCAATTATCTGCTTGATGGAGGAGTCAATAATTATGTTGACCAGATAAATGAGAACTATGAGCTTCAATACTACACCTTCGGGCTATTCGATGGCACTAATTACTCTCAGGAGTACTCAATCCAAGTACCTCCTGTGTCATCTGGAGGGTTCAGTATTGAGGACATTGTAGACTGGAGCAATACTATTCCTGGAATGGTATGCACCTATGACTCAGAGGCAGACACTCTTGAATGGACTTGGACAGTAATGGTAGAATGCGATACTAATTTCTTGATGAGAAATTACATAGCTGATGGTGATGGTAATGTCCTTGATGGTCAATTCAGCACAGCATATCAGAGCTGTGAGTGTGAGCCTTTCAATCCTAATCTCTATGACCTCTACTCACTGAGCAACATCATCAACATTGATGCATCTGATTGCTTCAGCACACTGCTGGAGTACTGGTCAGACAGCACAAGCATAGCAGAGGGCTTTGAGTATACCGGAGGCTGGAAGCAGAAGGTAAGGCTAGGCATCAATGGAGGAGGGGCTAAACCTGTGATAGAGGAGAGTCTATATAGACAGTCTAACGGAGTCCACAGAAGGCCACAATCAAAGCAGGATTTATCCTTAGATTTGCATACTGATTTCCTTGATGAGGCCACTCAGCTAGCTCTTGTCGATGCCACCCGGCATAGCAACCTGATCTGGGAAGGGAAGTCAATTTTTGTGAAGGGTGACATTGAGGTAGCCACCACTCAAGACTACACTACACAAAGCTCTTTTGAGACTTTATCTCAAGTAAAGTTTCAGGCACTGGTTCAAGGCTTTCAGCCTAAAAACTCAAGTTGTTTAAACTGCTAATAAAATGTCAATATTTTCACTGACCTGCCCTGATGTAGGTTGTTATCAGAATTTCCTCTGCGACCCAGAGTTTCAGAATAAAATCGTGGCGGTGGCTTATGTTCGCAAGTCTGCTGCCCTAACTGCTAATGAGAAGTCAACTGCTGACCTCTGGATAGCTGCTCTCTATGAGCGTTACCTTGATGGTGAGGCTTACCTTGTGTTCAACACTAGCGGAGAAAAGCCAAAACCTGAGACAGCTACTACTGCTGGTAGGGGTATGCAAAACACTAAAGCTCTAGCCAAGACTCACACCCTGACCTATCAGGACATGCAGGGAGTAGTTCAGAGCAATGTTCAGTTCTACAATGATATTCTAGCTACTGCTCAGAACTTCGACTTTTACTATTTCACTCCCGGCAGAATCTGGGATGCCTCTGGCTACTATGTGACTGTAATTGGTGACCCAATCATCACAGCTGACCTGAACACTTACCAGATGGCTGAAGTAACAGTTAACTGGGTGAGCAAGGTGAACCCTCTGCCTTATGAGTTCGACACCGATAGCTTCCTTGAGGGGCTGTACTACATCATTAGCTTTACCGGAGGTTCAGGTAGTACCTATGTTGGCAACACTATCACAAGTGCTTGTACAGACCCACAGACTGTGACTTTTTCAGCAGTCCTGAACATTGGAGCTATCTCTGGTGCGCCAGCACAAGTCTGGTCAATTGAGCAGGCTGATGGAAGTGATGACATCACTGAGATTGGTCTTGTGATTGACACTGAAACTGGTGTGATTACTTGGAATCCAGAAACATTTGTCGGCACTTACATTTTCACTGTGACCGTTACCAATGAGTATGGCTGTGTATTCGGTCAGGAGACAATTACTCTAGTCGTTAATTGCGGAGAATAAAGTAACATGGAAGAGTTAATCGGGGTACTACTATCGAAGTTGCTAGACCGGAAAATCCGTGAAGGCAGGCACGACTACATTGAGGAGGCTAGAGAAAAGGCTGAAGAGCTTGAGTATCACTTTGAAAATGAGTACCCCGAAAAGCTCTTGATTACTCAGCATCCGAGTGAAGAGCCTTGGATGAGGGAGTACAGGAGGAGAAGATGGCAAGCTCCTACTACTACTGCCACCGGAAGGGTTTACACTTTCCTGCAAAAGATTCAGCAGGCTGATGACTTTAAGATTAAGTTCGAGGATGACTTCCAGAAAACAGGCATAGCAGAGCGCATAGGGCTTAGCAACAACACTCTGCAGTACTATGTGGAGGATGAGCTGCCGAAGACAGGAAGCCTTGAGAAGTGGCTCTTTAATGTCTTCCTGAAGACCTACCTGAAGGATGCCAATGCCATAGTAATAACTCTGCCAGACTACAATGAATTTATTGAAGACCCGGCAGCTACTACTACTCTGGATTGGTCAAGACCTTACCCTCAGATAGTAGAGTCTGAAGACCTAATCTGGGAAGGTGAGGACTATGTAATCATCAAGGCAGAGGATTATAAGGACATGAACCGGAGGAAGTGGGATCAGTTCCTTTGCATAACTGTTGAGGGCTTGATGCTGTTCAGGCAGGTCAATGAGTACACCTATGACCAGCCTTTCCAGGTCTTTATCATGCCCTATCAGTTCGGCTATCTGCCAGTCTGTAAGGTAGGCAACATTATCTACGAAGAAGAAGATGGTCAGTTAGTCTATGATTCGGTGCTTGCTCCTTGCCTTCCTGCTTGGAATGAGGTGCTGTTCAGAACTGATGACTTAAATATATTATGGGCAATGCATGCCCTGCCACAGAAGTGGGCATTGAAGATGTCTCCCTGTAAGACCTGTAATGGCACAGGGATAAGAACTAATCGTAAGGAGGAGAAGGTTAGCTGTAATGATTGCTCCGGCTCTGGAAGGGCTAGCAGCTCACCATTTGGCCTTATGGAGATTAACATTGATAGGTCTAGTGCTATCAATCCTAATCCACAGATACCACCTGTACCTCCGGCTGGATACATTGAGAGACCAACTGAGACTGTCAGACTATTCCAGGAGGACATTGTGCAGAAGGAGTTTCAAGGCTTCAAGGCTATTGGTCTGGAATTGCTTGGTCAGATACCAGCAGCTCAGTCAGGCATAGCCAAGGAGTATGACCGGAAGGAGCTTAATACCTTCTGCTTCTCAGTGACTGTACATCTGGCTCAAGTATATAGGAAGGTCTGCTTTTACATTATGTACCAGAGGTACAATAGCCTTTTCAGCAGCAGCCTTATGGACAGTGATAAGATACAGGCAGCACTGCCTCAGATTACTGTGCCTACTGATTATGATATCATGACCACAGAGATGGTAGGTGAGCAGCTTAACAAGGCTATCTCAGGCAACTTTAACCCTCTGATTATTGCAGGGATTGAGATGGATTATGTCGAAAAGCTCTATGGTGACAATAGCATGAAGAAGACCTACCTGAAGCTGCTTAGTAGCCTTGATCCATTGCCATTCAAGACCACCGATGAGAAGACTGTGCTGCTCTCAAGCAATGGCTGCACTCAATTGGACTACATTCTAAGTGCTAACCTAGCAGCCTTTGTGATGCAGAAACTAGAGGAAAACCCTCAATGGTATGAGCTATCATTCAGCCAGCAGCAGGCTGATGTCTATGCCTTGGCAGCAGAGAAGCAGCTCCAGATTAAGTCTGGATTAGTGCCTCTTATGGATGATGTAGAAGACACCTCCACTCCGGCAGAAGAGGCTGATAATCTAGGCAAGCTACCTCTGGCTATTCAGCAGCTATCACTTGCAGCTGAGAGGGCTAATAAGGCAGGCAATGCCAAGCTATTCAAGGTCTTGAATGACAAGATTAACAATCTACTGGCAGAGATAAGCTAATATGGATGAGAAGCAGCTGGAATTAATCAAGAAAATTCAGCAGCTTCAGCTTGCCATTGAGAAGCGCATGGATGATGCACTTCCTAAGGTCTTTGAGAAGCTATCTAACCAGGTGATTGACCTGTCTGGCAATCTTAGCCTAGATGCCAAGGATAGAGCAAAGACTTTAAGGGATATGATCAAGCTAAAAAAGGACATTGCTGACACTATAGTCAACAATAGCCTTTACCAGACTCAGGTAGCAGAAGTCATTGCAGGCTTTGACCAGCTCAGTAAGTTATCTAATGACTACATCAGCATCATTCTAGATGACTTTAAGCCTAAGACTGAGCTATACAAGGCCATCCTTGAGACCAACATAGCCACCACTAAGGATGCTCTCTTAGGTGCTGGCATCAGAAATAACTTCGGCACAGCCATTCAGGAAGTATTAAAGGATAACATAGCAGGCATAGGCACAAGGTCTCAGCTTAATGAGACTCTGAGAAAGTTTATTGAAGGCACAGACACTGAGAAAGCCTTTTTAAATCGGTACATTAAGCAGACTACCAATGACTCTGTGATGACATTTAATTCAGAGTACATTCAAACCATTGCTGATGACCTTGGGGTAGAGTACTACCTCTATTCTGGCACAATCATATCAGACACGAGAGAGTTCTGCCAAGCCCGGGCAGGCCGTTACTTTACCAAGGCAGAAGTAGAGAAGTGGGCAAGTCTTAAAGGTTGGCAGGGTAGGATGGCTGGAACTAACAGCAGCACTATATTCATTTATCGTGGAGGTTATAATTGCCGACATCAGCTCTGGCCTGTGGCTAAAGAGCAGTATGAGTCTGCAAAGGAGAGAGGCAGAACAGGACTAAGGTAGGTGGTTCTAAAGGTGGTTCTGAAAGTGGTTCAAGGTGGTTCTGAAAGTGGTTCAAAGTGGTTACAAAGTAATTACAACCTGTTCCAATTTGTCACACTTTCACCCTACTTTTTCTCCCTATAAGCAATAAGTAGGGAGATGGGTTTTAGATGCCTCTGCTCAATGACATTTCGCATTCCATGCCCTAAGTTCTGCTTGACCATTACAGAAGCCATGCTTTGCTTTCTAATATATCCCTGAAGGATTACCTCTGCTGCCTCTTGAATTGCCCAGCATAAGATGTAGACATCAGCCTTTAGCTCATCATTCAGATTGAAGACTAGCCTACCTGTCTTGTACTTGGTAGTCTTGACATCTAGGTTATACTCATCCATCATTAGGTCTGTGCCTCCATCTCCCTCTAGGCCACAACTCATGTCCATTGGAATCTTTAGTGCCTTACTGACTGCATACTCACCCATCACTCCAAGCATGTCAGCAGTCTGCTGGTCATTGCCCCAGTGCTGCTTATATCGGTTAGGATTAGCCTGATCCTTTAAGAAGTGCCTGCCCTTGGCAAGTACCCGGAGCAGCTCCATTTCTCGTTCTGTAAATGTTATCTTCAAGGCTCATAATGGATTACAAAAGTAAGTGATAAATTAGGATATTTACATTATGAAAAAGGCAAGTAAAGAGTCATCGGTTAAGATTAACTTCGGCAAGCGAAGAGAAGGCAAGCATCGAAAGGCCAGAAGGCCAAAGGAAGGCAGACAGAAGAAGTACAGAGGACAAGGGAGATAATGGCAGATAAGAAGTTTAAAACTAAAGTTGGCGGTAAGACTGTCAAGTTCGGAGCGAAAGGTTACAGCATTGCACCTGGTACTCCGAAGGGAGACAACTACTGTGCAAGGTCTTCTGGCATTAAGAAGTGCAAGAACCCTCCCTGTGCCAATGACTTAAGCCGGAAGGCTTGGGGATGTGTCGGGAAAAAAGCTGTAAAAAGTGCAGCAAAAAAATTCACAAGGGTTAACTAACTTTACAGAATGCAACTGAAGCACTTTACACTTTCTGAATTCGACTCACCAGATGCACCTGGTTCAGGGAGCAACATGAAGGAGGAGTTCTTGATTAAGCTCGACAAGGCCAGAGCAATTGCTGGCATACCATTCAAGATTAACTCAGGCTTCAGAACCAAGGCTCATAATGTCAGCCTGCAGAAGCGTGGCTATAAGGCTGTGACTAACTCACCTCACTTAGGTGGATGGGCAGCTGATATTCATTGCAATGACTCAGCTTCTAGATTCACTATTATCAATGCCCTGCTTGAGGCTGGGTTCAAGCGCATAGGCATTGATGGCACATTCGTACATGTAGACTGTGACCCTACTAAGCCACAGTCTCTCATCTGGACATACTAATGAATATGTTAATCAAGGCAGAGCTGGTGAAGTTCTTGAATGATATGCCTGCCTATGGTGCTATCCTCCTGACTAAATTGACTAATCCTGACTTGCAATTTTACAATGACCTTGAGGCATGGGCTTACTCACACGGCTGGGCAGTCATTCTGCTATATAGGTTGTTTGTGATTGCCTCAGACATCCACAAGAGGCTAGTAGTTAAGGAGCTATGGCCTGATGAGAAAGGGGAGGTGGTAATGATGACCGGGTATAAGAAGCTTTATTTGCAATTTAAAAAGTTATTCAAATGAACATTCAGAAGGATACTTTATTTCTGATGCTGGTCTTTGTTGCCTACATTGGACTTGATGTGTATAATGCGAACAAGACCCATAACAGACTGGAGTCATTCATTGAACAGTCAGATAGCATGTCAGTCAAGTGCCTCTACCGGACAGCTAATATGTCGGCAAGAGTTGATAGCCTTAAAGCTCAGAATAAGGCACTGGCAGAGACAGTCATCTACCTTGACTCATGCACCCAGACAAAGAGCTTCAAGAGTGAGAGAGCAGAGAGGAGGGGTAGGTTCTTAGGTGGCCTGATCAAGGGGCTTTTCCCCAAGCTATAATGCTCAACAGCTTTGGCAAGAGATTCCAAGTGTATGCCTACACTTGCACAAGTCTTGTCTTAGTCGGCCTGCTCTTAGGAGTAGGCTATCTCTATAAGACCAATCAGGTAGCTGCTTCTGATTCGGTGCTGATGTTTATACTTGCCCAGGTACTTGGCTCATGGGCAGCATTGACTAGTAAGATTTTCCGCATTCCGGCAGCAGGTCACAATAACTCTGATAATGCTTAATTTAGCACCATGAATTGCCTCGAAGATTACATCGGACTCAAGGGCTGTACCACAGGTCAGCCTCTCTCTGGCCTATACATAAACGATTACCCGGGCATGAGTTCGGAGCTGCTGGATAAGATAGCCACACCGGAGCAAGTGTCTTATGTGGGCATGTGGAACTCAGCACAAGCTGTAAGCTATGTAAGGCTCAAGCGTGATGTGCAGGCTGCACTATTCAGCTCAGCAGAAGCACAGCTAGATCAGGTGCTTTTCCAAACACGGAAAAGCTTTGTGCAGCAATGGCAACAAGTGCAGACAGTACCAGCGGAGGCAATTCTTAAGGGAACTTTTGTCAGCATCCAAGGCAGCAAGTATCTTAGTATGAGGGTGAAGCAGATATACATATATAATGCTGGCCCTGCTGTCAATGGCATTGACTGGTACATCTATCAGACCCAAGATGGTAAGCTGCTAGAGTCAGGCACAGCTGACCTGGTGGAAGGCATGAACTATGTGCCTGTCAATAAAGAGTTCTACTCTGACTTCGATAAGCTCAACATCATGGTAGCAGTAGACTGCACTAACCTACCTACCAGCACAGGCATGTTCTCAGACTATGGCTGGGCGCAGATGGACTTGGAGTGTGCCTCTAGGTTTACCTATCTCTGGCGCAATGGCTGGAGCATCTTCCCGGTTACTGCTCCTCTAGGCTATGGCTTTGGAGACTCATGGAGTCAGGATAATAGCCAGTCAGGAGTCTATATGGATGCTCAGCTTCTCTGCTCACTTGATAGCTTTATCTGCCAACAGAGAGAGTTTCTTCTGGATGCCTGGGCAAACCTATTATGCTACCAGATACTCTGGCAAAAGGTTGCATCACCAAGGGCTAACTACTTTAGCCAAGGCAACAGAGAGTTCACTGAGAGAGCTATGGCTACCTTCCTTGAGGGCTATCAGCAAAGCCTTGCCATCTGGGCTAGGCAACTGAACCTAAGAGGTGAAGGTCTGTGCTTTAATTGCGATAATGCCGGGCTGATTCAGCAGGGGTTTGTAAGACCTTAGCCTGCACTAATCAATGTCAATTTCATCGAATTAGATGCATTTAGTGTAAATACTGATAATTTAATTTTGGTTTATATTGCTTGATTAAATTCTTTTCCAATAATCTTGCAGCCTTTTTATCTGTCAATTCAATAAGAATTACTTTATCAAAATCTTTATCATATTTATGCTGGTGTAATCTCATACAAAGTCTGCTGCTATATCCTATATATACTATCTCATTTTCTAAGCACAAAATATAATTAAATGAGCATCCATTCACTTGATTAAGTTTATTTGTAATCTCATTTATATCCATAACAGCACATAATAGCACATTAGGATTATTGCTTATATTATCTAATTCTACTTTTCGCATAACTTCTCAATCTCCCGATTGAGATACCATTGAGCCTTCTTTAGGTCTTCTAGCTTGCTGCCTTTTTTACCAGCTCTTGATATGTACTTAATGACATTGCCCAAGCAGAAGCCTAGCTTCCAAGCTTCAATGACCTTGATAGCCTCATAGGTACTGTCTTGCCCTCCATAGTGGATAGGGTGATTGACTGCCTGCAATGGATCAGCATCCGGCAGGCTCTCTAGATAACTGCTAAGAATATCTCCCATAGTTAAAAAGGCAAATCATAAGTTTCTTCAAATATTTTTACTGCTTTTATGGCATTGCCTATCATATTAATTATGTAATTAATATTAAATGCTAATTCGTAGAATTCTTTTTCCTCACATTTTTGAAGCAATAAAATTAGTTCTCCAAATATTTCAAGTGTTTCTTTTTCATAACATCCACCTCCTTGTAACCATAAAAAAATATCCTCATTAAAATCATGATTATCACCAAAATAATCTATTTGATTTTCTCTAAAATATTTTTTGCCAACTAAAATATTTAACCAATCATCAGCATCCATTATACAATCAGTTTTAATATATTTTTTTTGGTCATAACTCCATCTAAAATTATCTCTTAAGTATAATTCTTGAATAAGAGGTATTTCTTTAAGCACTCCCATTATGAATAGTAGTATAGTGGTTTAGGTTTATTAGACTCTGACATGGTTCTGCCTTTAAGTTCATCAAGGTCAGAGTAGAGCTTCCCATTGAAGTACCAGCCTACTTGCCTGGGCTTACTTCGCATGTTGATAAGCTCGGCTTTGATTAATATATCATTGACATCAATGTCATCCTTACAGTCAATGATGAAGTCAATAAGTTCTTCGATTTGTGATTGATGATTCATAGTGCATTAATCTACGGCAAATTAAATCTTTTGCATTACTTCTGTGCGGAATAGGTTTCATCATAGTAAGCCTCTGCCCTATGTGCTGCTCTGAATGCCATGTTCATGCTTATGAATGCATCCTCATGAGCCTGCTCAATCTGGTCTCTCTCCATTGCTTTGGCTTTCTGAAGTATTGACTGCCAGGTCATCTTATCCTTTGGCTCTTCCCAGAGGCTCTGGAATAGCCACTCAACTGCTGTCTGTTTATTTTCCATATTTATTTTCAAAGTAAAAGTTGCCCTTAGTCCAGAAGCATTCAGAAGCCTCTTTAGCCTGACCTGAATTAAATGCCTCCACTATCTGTTCTTTCTCCATTGCCTTTGCCTTTTCCAGAATAGCATGCCAGGTCATCTTATCTTTTGGCTCTTCCCAGAGGCTATTGAATAACCACTCCACTGCTGTTTTACTCTCCATCTTCTTCTTCAATTAGTCGCTCAATAATGTGCTTTACATACATCAATGCGCTATGCCCTCCGGCATAGTAGAAAGAGTTCACAGGCAGCAGCTTCTCCTTGTCCATCATGATCTCCTTACTGCCTATCTCCTTGTTGACAATAACCAACAATTGCTCTAGCTGTGTCATATTACTAGCCTGTTTAGGTTTAGGTCATAAGCTTCCATAGTCTCCTCCCACTTCTCCCAGATGTGAGCCTCATCAATGTGCTTGCCATCCTCTGAAGTATCGGTAAGGTCTCTGAGCTTGGCAGCAAAGTCAAATATAAAGAGTGCCATGTCAAGTGACTTGATGCATCTAAAGTGTTCAATTGCATCATCTGAATCATCCAGATTAAAGGTTAGTGTTGCTTTCATCTTACTTGTAGTTTCTTTAGTGAATGTAAGTGACCTATATGCTTGACAAATCCCCTGCATAATGTGAAGCCCTTGTAGCCAGCCTCATAGTACTTCTTATTATACTGCTTCTCTGCATAGGCATGGTCATTATCTC